CCCATAGCCCCCGTAGGTAAAGCTAACCTAGCCAACCCGTCAAAGCCTTTAGTTTGAAGTCCAGATGCCCCTGCGGTAAGTGGGCCGTCAAAGCCTGTGTAAGGCATATTGCCTAAAGCTTTACCCTTACCTAAATAATCAGTAACGTAATCTCCTGCCCAGTTAGATAAGGAAGATTCAGACCCTGATGGTTGATTTACTGTTGTCATATTGACACCTATACCGGAAGTATCTTGTTGGGATTAATTTCTTTTCCTTGTTTTGGATTACCTGTGCGTTCCTTTCGCACTCTAGCTATCATATTCTTTAACACTTCAGCCCCTGCGTCAGAGTTACCATTACCTAAATGACTAACTGCATCTGCTGGAACTACATATTCACCGTCGCTTAACCTTGCTTCCTGTCTGCCGTCTATTCTGGCAGGTATTTGATCAGCCATTCCGTCAGTTCTTCCTCTTAAATAAGTTCCCATAAGGCCACCACCTGCGGCTTGAACTACATCTTGCGTATCGGATACGGTAGTTGTAGTGCCATAAGGAGTTATTTTAGACCGTTCTACTAGCCTGTTTAGTACATCGTATATGTCGTTACTGGCTGTAGGTTGGTAAGTAGGGGTTACATTTGTTGGTGTAGCAGTTATAGGAGTCGTTGCATAAGGAGTGTTAACCTGACGATATGGGTTGCCGAGGTTAGCTGCTGCTAAATCTGTTTTTTGTGTCTGCGCTCTTTCTCGTACGCCTTGTAATAACGCATCTAAACCAGATTGTTGGTCAGCGCGAGCTTGCTCGTTTAAGTCAGCTATGGTTTGGTCAGAAGCCCCTTCAGGTATTGTAGGGATTACATACTCTGGCGTACCTACAAATTCCATATCTGTAAAGTAACGCCGTCCTGAACTTCCCGGTCTACGGTTTGTGTCAGTTACAGGAACACGTTCTCTGTACGCTGTATATTCTGGTATACCTCCCTGATAACCAGAGGTAGGGCGCTTTCTAAATTCGTCTTGCGCTTCTTTAGCGTCTTTATAAGAATCATATCCTGCACCTAATCCAAGTGCGGCACTTAAAATGCCTTTCCACCCTTGGTCTTTTTCACCACCACCAAAGTATTCTAAAATATTGTCCAACATTACTTATTCCTCAGAATGTCGATTAATGCATTAATGGCATAATCTTTAACTATACCACCCTTATTGAAAGGGACGAAAGGGTTTGACTCCAACCCAAGAAAGTCAAGATCATCTACCTCTTGTGTTTTAAATAACGGCTTGCCACTTATGCTGTATTGAGGGCCGACATCTGCTAATTCAGCTTGTTCTTCTGTAACAAGAGGCGGGGCGACTGATATAGGAGGGGGAGTAGAAAGCCCAAAACCACCACCGCCACCACCACCACTGCTACTTTCTTCTTCTACTACTTCCTCTTCCTCTTCCTCTTCTTCTTCGGTAGGAGCAGGACAAGCTACACACACCTTATTAGTGCAATCAGCACATTGTCCTAACTTAGCGCATTCCCCTTTTAATTCTTCACAAGGGTCATAGTCGTCAACACACTCAGGATGGTTGGGGTAGCACTCACAAAGATTTTGAGCAGCATAAATAGCACTGTTACACTTATCATTTACAACTGGTGGGCCACAATTTCCGTTTGCATCTCGTACATACTGAACCCCATCAACTATCTCACAACCACCTTCACCTCCTACAGGATTGCTCCCCCCTACAGGCAGTGGTGGGCCACAATTCCCGTTTGCATCTCGTACATACTGAATTCCGTTAACTATCTCACAACCACCTTCACCTCCTACAGGATTGCTCCCTCCTACAGGATCACCACCTACAGGCAGTGGTGGGCCACAATTCCCGTTTGCATCTCGTACATACTGAACCCCATCAACTACTTCACAGGGTTTTTCTCCTTTCCCTTCTATAGGTACGGTAGCTTGAGCGCCACCTGCATCAAAAGGATTACTGGTAAAAGGGAACGTATCAGGACACGAAGCTACTTGGTTGAAGTCTCGAGACTCCCCATTAGCGTTCCAACACGTAAGGTTTTGAAGTACAGCAGCTTGACCTTTAGTAGCATCTTGACCACCAGTAACGTTTTTAGGACAAAGATTAGGGTCATTGTAAGCTGCGCTAGTAGGGTCATCACACGGGTCTAATTCAACCGTTAGCTTACTATTATTAGCGTCTTCTATTTGATTTAAAACTTTTTTTGCTGTACTTATTACTGTTTTTCCTGCTTGGCCTACCACATTGGGGTTAATCCCTGCTTGTTTAGCAACTTCGCCAATAACAGATTCCACAGTTATATCTTTGAGGCTTATCTCGTCCGCACCTAACACAGCACCTAAAATTTTATCGGCTGCGGGACTTCCTGTAGAGACACTAACTGGCCCTCGTTGGGAAGTAAGTATACCGCCACCTGCGTTAGGGTTAGCTAAAACAAAGCCTCCCGTTCCGGTTTGCGCCCAAGGAGGGGTTTTTCCCCCCAGTGTATAAGTACCCGTAACTTGCCCTGTCCCCGCATTTATTACAGTGCCTTGGTTAGGTATCAACACTTTAGCTAAAGGAACCTTCTTCGTTACTTTGTCGATCATTTCGGTAAGAAAGTCTTCGCCTTTGGTATATATAGGGCCAATTACACTATTAACTCTACCTAACACATCATTTATAAAGTCTTCTATACCTGTAGCTGCACTATTTAAAACAGCAGTAGGGCTTTTCCCTGACGTAAATGCAGTCATACCTTTGGCTAAAATCATGTCCTGAGCTTGAGGGTCGGTAACCCCTGCTTCTACAATTTTAGATTTAAGTATTAACTCAGCATCTTCGGGCCTTACTGTTTTAGCTAACAAGTCTTCAGCCGAAGTATTAGCTATTTCTTCAGCAGTTGGAGGTTTTATCTGGTTACGGTCAAAAGTATTTTTTGGCCCTGCAATTTGCGCCATTACCCCACCGTACAAATCCATCATCTGTAGTGTGCCTATAGATGGGCCTCCATCTTCATCAGCCCAAAAATCAGGGCCATCTACTTCAAACCTAGCTACTGACCTGTCTTCCGGTACAGGAATGCCATTCACCATATCAAACCCTTGATTAGGTTTATCAGGCGAAAGTTGCCGTATGGTTTCTTCTACTATGTCAAAATCAGCAGTTACCTTAGCCATTTTAGTTTGCTATTAGCACCCCTTCAAAAGACCCGCTTACTTGGTTATTAGCTGCTGAACCTATAGCTCGTAACTCTATGTCTGTTTTAGCAGGCACTTTTATTGGGTATTCAAAGTTATTAGCTAAGTGATTATTTTCTATAACATTTATAAACCTAGTTCTAAACACACCGGATTCTTCCCGCGTCATAAGTTTAGTAGTGACTGAATTTGTAGCAGTAGCAACCGCAGCCGTAAAACTGGTGCTATCTATATAGAAAGAATGCCCTGCGGGAACTGTATAAACCCCCATCTGGCTTTGGTTATCTCCTTGGGGGATGTTAGCGTAAGTAGTTCCAGTAGGTACGCCGCTAGATGAGCCTGATGTAGCTACATATAAAGTACCTGCCGCTGTGCCATTTGTACCTGCGGTAGCAACATAGGTTCTGTTAACTCTGATAAATTGTTTTGTAGTAGCTACTTGAGTTTGACCATTAAGGTTAAGCGTTTCAGAAATGGCAACGTAATTATTATCTAATCCTTCGATTGTTACTGTCCTAGCGCCTGTGCCTGATACTGTGTCATTGGCATCGGTACTGCTTAGGTAAACAACAGCGGCTGACGTAGAGTAGGAATATAGCCCTCCCTGACTCCATATAGTCTCTTCTGAAGTATCGATATCAGAATTAAAGCCAAACTTATAGACAGAAGAAGCGCCTGTTACAACCCCCTGAGAAACTCTTAAATTGTATGGTACTGTTGATGACATAAGATTACTTATCGCTCGGTCTAAACGGTTAAAATATAACCGTAATATGTTGTTGAATTGGTCTGCATACCCTTTTGCATACGTTTGCGGCGGTTTTGGTAACGCCGGGGCAACTACCCTTAACTCAGTACCTGATGCTGACGGCATAGTTAACCCCTTCGACCGTCAGGACGCATATCTAATCTAGGAATTCCTAATTGCCACGCTACTCCTACTGCATCTGATTCGATTCTTAAAGCAAGCTGCCTACCTCTAATACGCACAAACGCTTGCCCGGTAAATTGTTCAATAGGCACTGTAGCAATACGCGTTACGGTAGCTGAACTGTTACCACCTTCAGAGGCAGGAGAATTATACCCTGACCCTGAATTTTGCAAAGCTTCTAGAGACAATGTTACCGCAGGACTTTCAGCCGTTGACCCTATAAATGTAACGTCGGGAAGCACTCGTTTTATAAAAGCAAATTGATGGCCGTCTTCTAAATCAAACTCAGCAGAAGTGACAGTCGCAGTAATAGCGGTAGTAGCAGCAGTTTCTTTGTTATCTGTTCCTACTTCGTGGTTAACCAAATTATTAGTGTAAGTAGCAGCTAATGGGGAAGCCCGTAAACCAGAATCTAACCATGCCGTACGCCCTAAGGTTCCATAAAACCAAAGGTTTTCCACATAGTTATACACTACATAGCGGTCGTTTATAGTAGAACCTGCCGAACAATAAAACCACCATACCTCGCTAAAACCTTCGTTTGTACCTGCTACAATTTGTTGGAACTGTAAATCATTTATATCACTGAATACGTAACGTCGTACGTTGGAAGGTAGAGGAGAAACAGTACCGTCGTAAGTATAAAATTTATCGCGCCCCATCCAAAAGGCTATACCCGCAGCGTAAGCTACTGCGTTTTGCCCTGCGATAGATATGTTATCGCCTAATAATTGTGCGCCCCATATGTCAGGAAAGCCCAGATACTGCAAAGAAAACAATGCTGAATCTGTCCATACCAATATTTCTTGTCTGGCTTGCACAGCTACTACTATTTCTGTTCCATGCGAAAGCCTTAAACTACCTGCTTCTCCACCTATAGAAGGTGTCCAGTTAACCATACTTTCCTGATCTGACCATCTAATTAACAAAGGGTCTATTTGAGAATCCCCTAATTTGTTAACTCCAAAAGCAAATACAAATCTATTAATATCTGATATGAAAGAGTAATTAACAGCAGTAGGTACGTCAGATGCTCCTGCTAAAGAAGACACGTAAACTCCGCGAGTTGTAGTGCCTGTAGTAGCGTCCCAATAAAAGAGAGGGCCACCTCTGTAAGCAAAAACTAAATCTTCTCCAAAATTGTTTTGGCTCCATAAACGAAGTGGCTGGGTAGTTGTACCACCTACTCCCCATGTACCTAAACCCCAAGCACCTGCACCCCATCCAGTAAACGGTACAGCTATAGAGTTACCTGTAATAATTTGATAGACCCCTACAATCGAAGCACCACCATTTCCTGTGTCACTACTATTGGCTGTAATTGTTGTACCACCTGTGTCTTTGGCAGTAATAGTGTAAGTGTCTTCAGTTAACACCACATCTATTTGATATTCTTGGTTTAAAACAGCGGCTGTAATAAGACCGCCTAAAGTTACTGCACCTGAATAAGTAACAAAATCTCCGTTACCTGCGCCGTGGCTTGTATCGCTTACAGTTAATGTAGATGACCCGTTAACGGCAGCAAAAGTAACGTCTCCTGCTGCGGTAGTAGAACGTATAGGAGTAACGTCATAATATGCACCACCTCGTTCTATATAAAATTTAAGATTAGTACCTACACCTACAAGATTCTGCCCATTAATAGTTACCCAATTCCATAACGACCGACATATTCCAAGAAATGTAGCCGCAGAAATACGTTCCCAACCGCCTATTTTTTCGGGAGTGCCTTGTCTAAACCTAATTTTATCACCTTCATACCACCCACCTTCGGTAGCATAACGTGTATTTTCACGGTTTATACCTGCTTTTAACTCAATACTTTTTAACGGCATTGTTTCTTACCATTTAGATTTATTAGCCCAATAAGCCGCAGACATTTTACCTTTAGCTATATTTTTTCCATGCCTAGCTTTAAAAGATTTACGTCTAGCTTTTTCTTTTGCGGTGCTAGGGTTTTTACCTGCACCTTTAACGCCTTGTTGCCCATACCGTATAGTTTTTGTTTTACCACCTTCTTTAGCTACAACTACATGAGACTTTTTAGGGTGGCTAGGAGTTCGTTTAGGTTTGTTATATCCACTTACACCAGCTCTTTTAAGTCTCGAATCAACTTTTTTCGGCATGTACTTTGCTCCTATTAGCTAAGTGTGCTTGTTTTACAGCAGTCTTACTCTGCCCAAAATACTCTACGGCATGGTGGTTACGTATGAGTTCTGCACAGAGCCATTTATCATACACTTTAAAATCCCCTAAATACCTACCATACTTACCTTTTTCTAAAGTCCTAAGCGTTACTACCGAACCTACTTTAAGGAACTCTTCGACAAACTTTTTGGCAAGTAGTCCGTATTTTTTCTCTTCCAAATCTCGAGTGCGAGACTCCGGACAATCAACTCCGTGAAGCCTAATACGCTGATTTGTAACAGAAATATTCCAGCCAAGATCCACATCCACATCTACCGTATCTCCATCAACAATTTTAATTACAGTAGCTCGAAATATATAAGGATCAGACATAAGTATTCGTCTTAATCATATCAGTTACTTCTAAGCTACGGCCTTTCACTTGTTTAGCCCAACGCGAGTCAAGGAACTCAGCGGCTGCTTTGTCGTAATTTTCCGCTTCCATATGTCCTATAGCCTTAACAAATTTAGCAAAACGATAACGACCAAGATTGAAGTGCATATTAATAATGCCGTCACGCCTTGCTCCTTCCTCAAGACTATTGAACCAAGGATACTCAGAGCTTAGCTCCTGAATAGTGCGAGCAATGTCGTTGGATAGCATAAAATCTATTTCTTCTTCGCTTAGACCAACACCTTGGTTAGCCCCTTCGGGATGAATGTTTCTGCCAGCCCCGATATGCCACGTTCCAAACTGATCTTTGTAGGCGTGAGCTTTTACGCCTTCGTGACGTTTTAATGTTTCGATAAGTTTTTCCATTTTATTTCCTGACACTGCTTTCTCGGCCATAAAAACTGGAAGCTGCGGAACTAACGAGGCCCCCAAGATAACCGATAACGAGATTTGTAGTAGCAGCATCAACGTCTGCTCCCATTAAAGTTACGAAAAAACAATATATTAAGAATCCAATTAAAGAAATCAAGGCAAAAGCTTTGCTAGTGCGATCCTTACTAAAGTGCCTTCGTGCATCCTTGGCATCTTCCGCTTCAGTTTGAAAAGCTTCAAGATCAATTTCCATCTCACGAATCTTATCTTCAAACTCTCGATCAGCTTCTTTAACTTCTGCTACACGTTCTGGATTCTTTTCTAAAAACTTTTCAATCTTCGCGGGGTTCTTTTCATCAATGCCTAGCTTGTCAGACAACATTTTAATTGCAAGGCCAGCTACAGGATTGCTAGAAGCAATTGTTTTGGTAATTGTAGGCGCAAGCGTTTTAAGCAACCCGTTTAGCTTCATTCGCTGTTTATCCTAACAATTAAAAATACTACACCAAAAATTACTACAACTGCCCCTATTATCCATGCAAACATAGTTGCTAATTGTTGTATAAGTAGTTGTTCTTCGTTATGCGCTGCTACTCGTTGTTTTCTTTTAATCGCTCGTTTTTTCTCAATCTTAGCAGCTTCTGCTTTGATCTTTGTCCATCGGTGTGTTTTTCCTTGTCTCATGTAATGGTCGCGGATTTTCTCCATCATTTTTTCAATACGTTCTTCTTGTTGATCTATGGTAATAGCTTCCTCTAATGCACTTCCTACCATTAAATCATCATCACCAGCTTGTCGAGCTTTAAAAATGTGTTCCTCTACTTTTTTCTTAGCAGTAAAGAATCGGCCTACTTCCCCAGCCATATCCTCGACTTCTTTTTTCTTGGCAATCGCACCTTGAACCATGACAAACGCACTGTCTAAGGCTTTGATGGCTAACAGAGCTTCACCTATCACTTATATAACCTCGCTTACGTCTGCAACAAAATCCATAATTTAATCAATGCTTCAAGATTCTTTACTACTTTCCCTCAGAATCGTCCTCCACAATTTCGTCAATCGTGTCACATACGTCAGGTATTGCTATGCCAGTAGTTACTTCAGTAGCAACTCTACCGACTGATCTAATACCTTTGTACACCCCAGAGCAGTACAGTTCTTTGTTGGCTATCATTTCTTCAGAAACTGTACATCCCGCTAAAGTTATAAAAGCTAATAACGCAATCATTTTAATCATATGTATCTTTCCCGATTAATTTTTTAAACTCGGCTTCTTCCTCTTTAGTAAGACCATTTTTCGATACTGCTGCTCGACTTTTAGTAGAAGTTTGAGCTTGCCTTTTTATTTTATTTTGACGTTCTATAAAGTGGAATAAACGCTCTTCGTATCCCGGCATAAAATGATCTGATATAGCCTCACCCTTTTTACTCATAAAGTCTTGTTTCTTAAAATCAGACGTTGGGTTAGTTCTATCTGTACCGTCATTAGCAAAGTAAATCATCTTCTGACTAACGCTTGCTCCGTAACATAAACGAGGTATTCTAGCTACTACATCACTACCTGAGACCAAGGAAATTTGTTTTGCCAAATTCATAGGGCGTTTAAACCCTTTAAAGAAAGTATTAGGTTTTCCAAAAGTAACTAAACTTAAACGATTATGTTTCTTATGCAGCTTTGCTGCTGACAGCTCAGCAAGAGCGCCACCGAGACTATGACCGCAAATTAACGTATCCTTATTATAATCTATGTGCTTCTTTATTTTTCCCCACACAGACGCATGAGCCGCTACAAACCCTCCATGACACAATCGACCAGCATAAGGCACAGGAATAGCTGAGATATTAAACAACCAATCCCCTAACTGTTGTGTACCACGAAAACAGATAATGTCTAAAGTCTTTGTCTTCACTACATAAGCAGTAGTCGAAGTTAACCATGACTCTATCTTGATTCCTTTCTTGACCTCTTCGTTATAGGCAAGTGTGGAATACTTACACCCTGTTTCTAAAAGCAAACGCTCTTCATTTGCCATTATTACAACGCTTTAATCCGGTCTATTTCTGTCTGTACTGCATCGGTAAACGTGCTGCTGTAAGTCGCATTAGCGGCATAGCGCACTTTGTCACCCTCAAGCATTCCTGCCGATGGATCGACCCATCCGCTGACATCGCCCCAAGCAGAGCCGTTATAGGTATGCTTGCCGCCTTGCCATCCGTCAGGAGCTGTTACGCCTGAGTGCAGAGTGGCATTGCTGCTGTCTAGGTCACCGATATCAAAATCGTTGCCGCCGTTGTTACGCACAGTCGCGTTAGGTGTTGCTGATAAATCGACATTCACGCTGTCGTCAAATACATAAACGCTTACGTTGCCGTCATTTCTTGTAATAGTCTGGCTCATTATGAGTCTCCATTCAA